AAATATTAAATAATATAGAATGGATATAGAAGTAGGTGGTGGTTCATATGAAAACAAACCATTAAAAGTAAATATATATGATTTATATAGAAATATAAATGAAAAAAAAGAAAAAAAATTATCTAATTTTAATGAGATATTATATAAAATTCATAACAAAATAAAGAAAGCAGCAGAAGTAGAGAAATATAATATAGTATATCAAGTACCTGAATTTATTTTTGGTATACCAAATTATAGTTTAGATAAATGTACGGCATATTTAATAAAAGAACTAAGAAGTAATGGATTTCTTGTAAGATATTATTTTCCTAAAATATTATATGTTTCTTGGAACCCTATTGAAATTAAAAAATATAAAAAAGAAAAAGCTTTAGGCTTAAACGAAAAATTTAAATCTACTAAACAAAATTTATATGAATTAACTGATTTAAATAATAATTATAAAAACTCTAGAATTGATATCGATAAAAAAATTACAAATAATAAAACAAACAGCATCGTAGAATACCAAAATAATCCCCACAACAACTTGTTTAATCTTAAAGGAGAAAGTACACAATATAAATCAGAAGTGTTTAAACCTATATTACAATATGACCCCAATGTTATACCCACATATAATTATTATGCATATAGCTCATTAAATCAAAATGTTGTAAATGATACTAGACAAGATATTAATATACAAAATTCAATGCAAAATTCAATGCAAAATTCAATACAAAATCAAGGATATAATTCAAATGGAATTGATAACTTATCTATAAATAATAATAATTTTATAGAACCAAATGTAAAATCAATAATAGATATTGAAAATGATTTTAATAATAATTATAATAATAATAATAATAATAATATAAAAAATAAAAAAAATAAAGGATTTACTGAAGAGAAATTTAATAAATATCTTAAAAAAAAGGAAGAAAAAAATAAAGAAATAATGATAAATAATACACATATAACAAGAGAGTCTTTAGAACAATATCATAATGATATAAATGATTATTATGATGAAAAACCTAAAATACCATTTAAAAATTCTATACAAAATTCTAAAGGAAAATTTGTTTTAGATTTAACTTAATAATAATTATTAAATTTAAGTTTTAGTTAAATAAATTAAAAATTAAAAAATTATAAAATATAAATATATTAAAAATGACCGTATTAAATGGTTACGCTGATTTAAATGAGGTATATGGTTCAGATTTTTCAAAAAAGAAAAAAAAAATTAAAAAATTAAAACAACCTGCTTGTGATTATTATTCTAAAAAATATAAAGATGGTAATGTTGAACCATCACATTCTAATGCATTTGTAAATGAACACGCAAGTTATCAAATTGGTGAAAATAGCAATGAAATTGCAGGTACAGATTTAAAATCAAAATATGATGTTAAAAAAAGAACCTCATCTAAATATAAAGAATATATTGATAATGAAGAAGAATTAGATTATTTTGATAAACTTTATAGAGAACACGAACATCAACCTCTTGAAAACACCGATGGTAACAATATTATGAATTATAAAGAATTACAAGAAGAAGATGAAGAAGATGATGATAAAAAAGATAAAATGAAAATAAAAAGAAGAATTAAAGTTGACACATTAGGTAGACCTAATCAACACCCATATTATTTAAAAGATGAAGAAGATGAATATTCTCCAGACAAACATTATTTAGATTTTGGATTATTTTTAATAAGCGGTATATTACTTATTTTTATACTCGAACAATTTGTTCGATTAGGTATTCAAATACGTGAAAAACACTTAAATTTAAATAGACAACAACCTATGTATTATGTACAACAACCTGTACAACCTGTACAACCTGTACAACCTGTACAATATCAACAAATGCCTTTAAATAGACCTCCAACTATGCAACAAGGAGGTAATCCTAATTTTGTTCAATCTATGAACGAAATAAATAATTCTATGAATATGCAATATAATATGAATGGTATGAATACTATGAATGGTGGTAGCGTTTATGCTAACACAACTAGTAATTATCATCAAGAATATCCAAATTTAAGACCCAATAGTGTTATGACTAATAACACTTTTCAACCTATATAAATTAATTAATTAATAAACTAATAAAAAAACTAATTAATTAATTAATTAAATTAAATAAAAAATTTAATTAAATTAATAAAATGAATTGTTTTAACAAAAAAAATATTGATTTGTTAATTTTTATTATTTTATTTTATATTATTTTAAATTATAGTTTAAATATTTCTTCAATATATCCAACTTATTTATTAGAACTATTTGAAGAAAAAATAGTAAAAATAATTCTTTATTTTATATTATTTTTATTAGTAAACTATAATAAAATTTTGGGATTACAATATTTAATTATATTATTAACATTAGAATTAGATGTTCTTTTGTTTTATCAAGAACATAATTAAAATTAATTAATTAATTAAAATAAGTAAATAAAATTTAATAATAAATTAATAAAATAAATGAAAAACAATAAAAATTTTTTAAATTATCAAAAAGATTTATTTGATAATATATTAAAATTAAATGGAAGTAAGTTTATGGCAGGAGTATCATTATTAATGTTAAATTTAGGAAGTAAATATTTAATAATGGATTTAGCAGAAGGAACAAATCAATTACTTAAATTAAAAATAATAAGAAGAATAACTTTATTTTGTTTGTTTTTTGTAGCAACACGTCATATAATTGCAAGTGTATTATTAAGTGCAGGATTTATTATATTTACACAAGGTTTGTTCAATGAAAAATCTAAATACTGTATATTACCTAAAAATTTAAAAAATTTAACAATTGATAAAAAAGATTATGAAACAGCAAAAAATATTGTAAAAAATTATGAAGAACAAGCAGATAATCCAAATAATAGAAATAATAATAATGATTTATTTTTAAATATTAAAGAACACTCAAAAAAAAATAATAATTATCTTTTAAATAAAAATCAATTAATTAATTAATTATAATTATTAATAATTATAAATTATATATTTTAATATAAATTATTTAATATGAATAATTTAATAACACTTTTGAATTTAATATTATCAATATTTTTAGTAATAATAAGTATATATGTATATAATAAAATTAATAATTTAACACTATATGATAAAAACAATCAAACACAACTATATGGTTTAGTAAAAGATTTAAATAATAATTCTGATAAATTAGAAGAACAAATTATTAATAATATGGATGATATAGATAGATTAGAAGATACAACTGCATTAATGGAGAGTGATATAGCAGCTTTACAAACAACTGAATAAAAATGATTATTAAATAAAATTTATTATTAAATAACGTATGTTTTAAGATGACCAACTCTGATAGTGGTATCAACATAAATTTCAAAACCAGCTTTTAATATTTTTTTACAAAATGACACGTCTTCGCTACATATATCTCTGTATTGTTTATGTTCAAGTCTTTCACTTTCAAACCATGGATATTGTATTTTTTCAATAACTCCCTTTTTTATTAACATCCATCCTAAACCACTATAAGAAACTTTTAAAAATTTATTATCAATTAATTCACAATTATTTCTTTTATTTTCTAAAATTGTATCATCTAAGAATTGAAAAGTTCCATTATTTTCCCAATAATTTAAATCCCAATTTTCAACAACAGCATATTTAGTACCACCTTCCATTTTATATAATCCACAAACAACATCTTTATTTGCGACTAGTAATTTAATAAAATTTTGTACAGAAAATATAATATCACTATCTATCCACATTATATAGTCATAATCAATTTTTCCATCAAAAGGTTTTTGGTCAGGACCTCTTCTATTATCACCACATAAACAACTTGAACGAGCAAAATGAACCATGCTACTATATTTTTGTGATATTATAACTTTAATATCTTGTTTTATACACCATTGTAATAATTCAGACCATGCTGTTAAAAATTTACCAGAAAAATTATTACCAGGTAAACAAAATACTATTTTTAAATTCCTCTTTTCTTCATTCATTTATTTTTGTTTTCAATTTAAATAAATAAATTTTATTAAATTTTAAATAATTTATTCTTAAAATAAAATAAACATTAAATTAAATTATGACTAATAGAATTACAAATAGTGAAATGGATGAAATTTTAGAAAAAATAGATTTTTCTTATCCTTTGTCTATTAAAAATATTTCAAATCAATTTAATAATTTATATTCTAAAGACAAATCAAAAAAAGTTAAAAGAGATTATCTAATTTATTATTTATGCAAATCTAATAAATATAGAAGAGTTGAACCAATTGAATTATCATCTAATAAACACAAAGTAAGTGTTTGGACAAAAGTTTAAAATTCGTAAATTATAAAATAAAAATAATATAAAGAATTAATTAATATAATAATATGTTTAATAAATTTTTTATATTTTCAAATAATATTAATGCTAGAATGTGTAAAATTAATTTACCCTTTACATTATATAGAAAAAAAAATAGTTTTTTAAATTTTTTTTCAAGCAAAAAAAATAATAAATTAGAAAAAACAAATAAAGAAAATAAATCTGATTTATCTAATGATAATAACGCTGAAACAGATTATAAATATTTAAAAATAGAAGAAATTGAAATGGATGATGAAAATATTAGGTCTCCTGTAATCAAAGAATATTTTATATAAAAATATAAATAATTAAAAATAAATATTAATATTAATTATACTAATGATACAAGAAATTGGTTATTTATTATTATATATTGCTGGATTTGGTTTTTCTGATTATATTGTTAAATATTATAAATTAAAATATATAAATTATTTATTATATTATCTATTTATTTTAATATTAGGTTTAATATTAATAAATAAACAAAAAATTAATAATAAAAAATTGTTAATATAAATATAATAAAAATTATTTTATTAAAATTTAAGAATATGATTATTATTTTTATAATTTTTGAATAGAATAAGAAAAAGTTTAGTTCTTAATTAACTCTTTCTTATTTTTTTTTGTTTTTTTTAGTTTTCTTGATCATTTTCATCCTCACTGCTGCTGGTGTCATCACTGTCTTCTCCTGCGTCGTTTTGCTCTTCACTGCTGCTAGCGCCATCATCGTGTTCTGCGTTGTCATTTTCTTGTTGTGCGTTGAAAAAACTGATTTCTTGTTCAATCATCTTTTGCAGTTCTTTGGCGTGAAAAGGGCTTTCATTGATTTTTTCGAGGATGAACTTGCAGAGTTTGAAGTGACTTCCACGTCCAGTGAATCCGGCGTCTTCTTTTTCTTCTTCGGTGAGGAGCAAATCTTTGAACTTTTCCTGAAAGTCCATGGTCTTGTAGTGTGACACGATGACAGAGAAAGCGGTTGGCTTTGTCTTCTTCTTTTGTGTTTTTGTGGTGGATTTCTTCATGGATTTCTTCGGTTTGTCAGATTTGTTGAGCTGAAGCTTTTGAATAAACTGCTCTTTGAGCGATGTGATTTCTTCTTCGTTTTGTTGAAGAGCGGAGTTTTTCAGAAGTTCTGCGACAAAAGAGGTGAGGATTTCTTGTTGTTGATTCTTCACTTCCGTGATGACAAGAGTGTTGAAGTTTTCAATGAGAGAGACCATTTTGAAAGTTGCGGTTTTTGGTATACACACTAGTATTTGTTAATTAGCTAAGAAATTTTAATATATTAAAATTCAAATTTTTAAAATATAAAAAATTTGAATTTATTTGATTTATATTATAAATAATATAAACAATATAAACAATATAAACAATATAAATAATATAAACAATATAAATAATATAAATAATATAAATAATATATTATTTTTATAAAAATAATTTTTTAAATTATATATTTTTTTATTTTTTAATATATTATTAAAAAATTGCTTAATTGGAATAAGCTAAACCACCCATACCGGACATAACGCGAAGTACGTTGTAGTTAACAGCATATATATTAACAGTGTTACTGTTATTAGCAATTTTAAGTTGAGCGTTATCAATTCTTGAGAAATTGCAAGTACCCGATGGCTGATGTTCTTCGGGTTTAAGGGCGAATGAGTATACAGCAATTTGTGCTGCGGAAGCTTTTAATGAAGCAGCAGCTACTATAGTTGCAGAACAATCGAGAGGTGTACCAGTGTGGTGTTGCCATACTTGTGTTTGTGTAAAATATTCACGGGGTCTTTCGGCAAATCGGTCGTGACCATTAAGAACAAGTTTTGTATTTCCTGCACTTAAATTACTTCTAATACCATCAACACTAACAGCACCTGTCCATACAAGTTCTTTGACGGGATGATTGAAGTTAAGGTCAATGGAAGAACCACTGTTCGAGGTGTGTTGAAGTTGTTCAATAAGATATTCGTGCGAAACTTGAGCGAAACGTCTGCGTTCATCAGTATCAAGATAGATATAGTCAGCCCAAAGTTTTGTATCATTAGAATTGAGAGTAACACCTGTAGGTGATGCAAATGAGACACTTATTTTAACTTCGTGGTATTGAAGAGCAATTAATGGAAGAGCAAGACCAGGATTGCGATTGAACCAGAATTGAAGTGGTACACGGCATACTACACTTGTATCAGTTAGTGAATCATTTTGATCACTATCTGTTCTAGTCATACCAACACCGCCAGCACAAGCGAGATTTTGGAAACGAGTACCACTTCCTGCAGAATCTATAACACCCATAACACCTGCAGAATTTGGTTCAGTGAGTTCAGCCCAGGCTTCCATCCAGTGACCCCAGTGTTTATCAATTTGTTGACCACCAATTTGAACTTCAATTTCATTAATAATAGCGTGTCCAACATTCAATCCCTGGAAAGAACCAGTAGTATCATTTCTTTCTACTGTTAAATCGGCTTCAAGATACATACGGCCTACAAGATCACCATTGCGCGAAATAGTAGATGTAACTTTGTTTCCAACTGCAACAGCACCATTAATTGTTTGATCAACTGCTTCCATAGCAAAGTTAGTGTGACGACGGTAGACAACTTTGAAAAAGGTAATTTGAGGATTACCTGTAAGATAGATATCTTGAGCACCATAGGCAACGAGTTGCATTAAACCTCCTCCCATTTTTATATATTATATAAAGAAAAAAATTTTAAAAATTAAACAATAATTAAATATATTTTTATATATTTTATTAAAAAAATAATTATTTTTGATTTTATGTTTAGTTGGAATAAGCCAAACCACCCATACCAGACATAACACGGAGTACGTTGTAGTTGACAGCATATACATTAATTGTGTTAGTGCCTGCTGTATTGCCATTACCAGCAATTTTAAGTTGAGCGTTATCAATTCTTGAGAAATTGCAAGTACCCGATGGTTGGTGTTCTTCGGGTTTAAGGGCGAATGAGTAAACAGCAATTTCATCAACAGAAGCTTTTAAAGCTCCTGCAGTACCATCAGCACAGTTTACAGGTGTACCAGTGTGGTGTTGCCATACTTGTGTTTGTGTGAAATATTGAGGGGGTCTTTCGGCAAATCGGTCGTGTCCATTAAGAACAAGTTTGGTATTTCCACTTGGAAGTACTGTTCTAGTACCATCACTCGCAACATTACCAGTCCATACAAGTTCTTTGACGGGGTGATTGAAGTTAAGGTCAATCGATGGACCAGTGTTTGATGTGTGTTGAACTTGTTCAATCAAGTATTCGTGAGAAACTTGAGCGAAACGTCTGCGTTCATCAGTATCAAGATAGATGTAGTCAGCCCAAAGTTCAACATTAGAAGGAGTAATTTCAGCATTGGCAAATGTTACACTAACTTTAACTTCGTGGTATTGAAGAGCAATCAATGGAAGAGCAAGACCAGGATTACGGTTGAACCAGAATTGAAGAGGAACACGGCATTTAGGATTATCACTTGCTGAAGCTAATGAACCACCAGCACGAGCAAGATTTTGGAAGCGGGTACCTGCACTATTAGCTGCATCACCTAAAACACCAGCATCATTTGATTCAGTGAGTTCAGCCCAGACTTCCATCCAGTGACCCCAGTGTTTATCGATTTGTTGACCACCAATTTGGACTTCAACTTCAGAAAGTGCAGTATGACCAGGATTGTAATTAGAATCAGTGATTGTAGTATCAAATTCAAGATACATACGGCCAACGAGATCACCATTGCGCGAAACAGTAGATGTAACTTTGGCACCTTTACCTGCAGTACCATTAATAGTTTGGTCTACAGATTCCATAGCAAAGTTGGTGTGACGACGGTAGACAACTTTAAAAAAGGTAATTTGAGGATTACCAGTAAGATAGATATCTTGAGCACCATAGGCAACGAGTTGCATTAAACCTCCTCCCATTTTTATATATTATATAAAGAAAAAAAAAAATTAAAAAATAACTTAAAAATTAATTTAAGGAATTTTTAAATTTAAAATAAAATTAATGAAAACAACAAAAAAAAATAAAAGAAAATGTAATTATGAAAAAACAACACATACATTAGATATTTGTCACGAAAAACAATTAAAAGAATTTGAAAATAAATATAATAATATTGAAAAATTAACAAAAGATAAAAAAAATTTAGAAAAAAAAATAAATACTTTAAAAAAAGAAAAAATTAATGAAACAGATATTTTTATTATAAATCAAAACAAAATAGAAAACAAACACGAAAAAATATTTGAATTAGAAAAAAAATTAAAAAAAATTAATTTAGAAATAAATGAATTAAATAATAAAAATAATGAAATAGATTATTTATCTAAAACAAGTGATATATTATTTAAATATTTTGATTATGTTGAAAATGAAAATGATGATGACGATAAAAAACAAAATAAAAAAATTGTCAATTTCTTTAGTCCTTACAAAAATCTTGATGATAATAATAAAACAATAGAACATTTAGGCAAATCCGATTTTCAAAATTCTTTAAACCGTGAAGATTTATTAGAAAATTATTTATCTAAAACCGACAAAGATTATATTAACAGCAATCTTAAAACTTTAAAACAAAAATGTTATTATTGTAATTCTGAAAAAATTAATGAATTAACTAATGATGGTATATTATATTGTACTGATTGTAATACAATTGATTATATTATAATAGACAATGAAAGACCTAGTTATAAAGACCCTCCAAAAGAAATTAGTTATTTTAGTTATAATAGAATAAACCATTTTAATGAATGGATTAATCAAACACAAGGAAAAGAAACAACAGATATACCCGAGGAAGTTTTTGATAAAATTTATCTTGAATTAAAGAAAAATAAAATTAATAATATGGCTACATTAAATTATGATAAAATTAAAGCTATATTAAAAAAAATTAAAATAAATAAATATTATGAACATATTCCTTATATATTAAATAGAATAACTGGTAGAGTAAATCCTCAATTAACACCTGAATTAGAAGAAAAATTAAGAAATATGTTCAAAGAAATTCAAGTACCATTTTTAAAACATTCCCCACAAAATAGAAAAAATTTCTTAAGTTATTCTTATGTATTGCATAAATTTTTGGAAATATTAGGTGAATATAAATATTTACCCTATTTTCCTCTATTAAAATCAAGAGAAAAATTACATCAACAAGAACAAACCTGGAAAAAAATTTGTGAAGAATTAAATTGGGAATTTATTAGAAGTATTTAATTTTTTTTATATTAAATTTATATTAAATTTATAAATTTCAAATAAAAACAATTTAAATATAATTTATATTAATTTAAACAATAAAAATTAAGAAATTAAGCAAGACCGCCAGCAGGCCATCCTACAAGACCAGCACCAACACCGAAACCGGCACCTTGACGGGCAGAACCAGAAATGGATGGAGCAAACAAATCAAGAAGCGAGAATGTGGCAGCAGCAACAAGACCAATGCTTACTACATCAACAACTTTTAAGGCTTTGCCAGGAAGAGCATAAGCTGCAACAGCAACAACTAAACCTTCAATAAAATATTTGAGTACTCTTGTCATAACTTCGCGTGCATCTACACCGTTCATTTTTATATTATATTAAAAGAAAAAAAAATTTAATTAATTTAATTAATTTAATTAATTTAATTATTAATTAATTAAATTTTAATAGAATATAAATTAAAATAAAAATTTTAAAAATTTATTTAAGGTTTTTAAATTAAATATTTAATTAAAATGAGTAAAAATGAAAATTTAGTATCTGTATCTGAAATGGATTATTTAGAAGAAGATGACCCTATAAGAGGACAACAATATGTTTGTTTATCATTTTTGTCTCCAGAAGAAATAATTGAAAAAAAAGATGTATTTATGTTTAATAAATTTATATCTAATTTTAAAAAAGAAGTTAATGAATTATTTACTAATTTAAAAGAAAAATATAAAGAAGAGGATGATATTATACAAAGTATAGCAGATAAATATCGTTTTTTATTTAATGATAAATGGATACACGAAGAGTATCAATATTTTTTAAAAGAAAAAGAAGAAAATTTGTCAAAAGAATTTGCCGAACAAGTAGATTTTCAAACAAGTGTACGTGGTATTAAAGTACGTGGTTCATATGAGACTATGAGAGAAGCACAAATAAGAAGTGAAGTATTAAAAAGGAAAGATAAAAAGCATAATATATTTATTGCTAGTGTAGGTTGCTGGTGTCCGTGGGACCCAAATCCAGATAATATTGATGACCAACATTATTCAGAGGATCGTCTTAATACATTGATGAAAAAATACAAAGAAAATCAAGCAGCTAAAGATGAATTGTTTGAAAATAGAAAAAGAGAAATGATAGAAAATCAAACAAAGAAGAATGAAGAAATTAAAAAACAAAATGATTTAAATGATTTAGAAGAAGCTAAAAATGATGTAATATGGAGTAGTGGTTTAGATGAACATCAAGAAATTATTGAAAATTTTAACAAAACCCAAGATGAAGAAGAAACTAAAAAAGTCTTTGAAGGTTCTGACCCATGGATAAAAAATAAAGAAGAAAATGAAAATACTGAAAACACTGAAAACACTGAAAATTAAAACATAACAAAAAATTAAAAAATTTATATAAATATTATTTAAAAATATTATTTTAATAATTTTATAAATGATAATTATAAAATTATTTACTGATTTTTGTAATGATGAAAATATTTATAAAAGATTATTACTAAATTATAATTGGGATTTAGATAAAAATTATAATGTTAAATATAAATTTACATATGGTGATGATTATACACACGCTATATTATTTAATTGTCCTATGCCTAAATTAAATATAGATAAAAATAATGTAATAGGTCTAGCACAAGAACCTAATTTTTTTCTTAATATTAATTATAATTTTGTTAGATATTGTATTGAAAATTTAAAAAAATATTATATTGGAAATTTAAATTATAAAGGATTTAATTTAAAATATCCATTTATAGAAAAATTTTCATATTATTTACCTCATTTTAATTACAAAAATATTAAAATTAATCATAAAACTAAATTAATGAACTATGTATATTCTAGAAAAAATAATAATATTAATACTTTATATAGTTATAGACATCTATTAGGAAAAAATATACTTGAAAATAATTTAAATATAGATATTTATGGTTCAAGTACAAACAATTTAAAAAAAATTTATAATAAAGAAAATATAAAATATCATTTTGATTGGGATGATGTTTATAATGTCTATAAAGATTATAAGTTTAGTATTGTAATTGAAAACACAACACATCCAGAATATTTTACAGAAAAAATTATGATACCTTTGTTATGTGGATGTATACCAATTTATTTAGGTTGTTCTAATATTGATAATTATTTTAAAAAATACGTAATTCATTTAAAAGGTAATATTAATGAAGACATTAAAATAATTAAAGATATTTTAGATAATCCCGATAAATATTATAAAGAATTTACAATTAATGATTTAAAATATGTTGAAGATACAATACATCTTAAAAATCTTATTAATAAAGAATT